GAGGAGTGAGAAGAGGCAGGATGGAGTTTGGCTATTGGAGAGGGTTGCTTGTTCAGGGGATGAGAGGCGATTGAAGTAAGGGAATGGATAACAATTTTAGAAACAAAAAGGCTCCTGTGAGGATTCCTGATGTTGAGCTTTGCCTGAACATAACGTTAACCGGTCAGGGTTAGTAGCCCTGTTAGCATGGAGTAAGTTTTGTATCCAGAAGTAGTTAAGTTGCTAAAAAAAGACCGAATACTAATAGAAAACATAAAAATCAGGCAGTTATAGTGCTGCGTGGCGATGATATGGCGGCATCGCCAACGCTGATAATGAATACAGTAACGGCTCGAAAGTAGTTACTAATAGAAATATTTATTTCTGTGCCAACTAAGATATTTAGTATTGCTGGGATCAATTGAGTATTTCTTTTCAATATCAATTCCTAATTTTTCTAGAATGTCAGTTCTCCGTAAATCATCTGAAACGAGCATTTGACCATTATCTTCAAAACTTATGAAGCCCCTGTCAAAAAGCACATCAATACTGGCGGACAAAAGTAAGCCATTGCCAGGATCTAATCTCTCCTGATTAGTTGAATCTTTCCAAGGCTTAATATGGCTCGCTCTTAACAAAATAGGAAAATCAATTCCAGTAACAATACATTTTTTTTGTAGTGCAATTACATCTTTCCTAAATTTCCCCTGACCTATTCTTGCATCGATAAGCTGTTGGCGCTCGGTCACAGTAAAGTTTATATCCTCTTCAATTTCTGAAAAGTCTTTATTTATTTCACTTATCTCAATATTGTCTTTTTGTAAATCAGGAACTTCTTTGTCAATTATTTCAAAACCTAGTTTTTTCAAAATTTCAAAACACGGAGTGCCATCACCCCCGGAAAACTCGTCTGAAAACAAAGGCCTATTTATTAATTTAGCAGCTGCGAAGCCAAATATGACCTTTGGAGCGAACAGTTCAAGTCCATACTTAAGATCATAAGTTGATGAATTCTGGTACTTATAATGCGCTTTATTCAATGTGCTATAGCTCTTTATAACATTAAAAACATCACTTCTTTTAAGTTCAATTAGTAGCTCAGTAAGGTTTTTCACTCGGTTGTTTAAACCTTTTGTCAACGCAACCACTTTACCATTAGATAAAAAAACCCCTGCTCTTGATAGTAAAAAGTTGGCCACATTAACTGGGATGCTCGAGCAGTAACCTTCTTGGGATTTTCCTTCAGAAGTTATTGGTGAGTATTTTATTTTTTTATTATCTACCAAATACTCTTTATGCTCTAAGATTAAAATTGGTCTTTCCAATTTGAAATACTTAAACTTTACTCGCCATAGCTCGCCTTTCTTATCGTGACTATATATAACTGAGCTTTCAGTAACTCCAATATATGCGATTATTCCTTTTGAGCAGAAAAACAATACATCCCCTTTCCTTATATCCTTGACTGATTCCCTATAGTAACTATAGTTTACAGATGGGCGTGAGTTAATGTAACCCTCTTCCAATTCTTTAAGCTGAGATTTCGGTTTTTGAGTGATCCAGAAATAATTCATCTTGATGCGATCCTTACTAAAGGAATATTTTTACTTTTCATTTTTTGATCCATTGGTTATATATTTATCACAAATTTTAATTAAAAATTAATTTCTACTAATTGTAGCTCAGGGTTAACACTACTTTACCGGCGGTATTTACCTCTTCAACGCCACATGTGAAATTATTTCTCTTACCTGTAACGTTGATTTTTCGGCCCGGTAATAGAGCTATGTCATAGATATCATATTTATCATCAATGCCAATTAGCCAGCGGCCATTACTTATGTCTTTGACACTCTGGTCGACAATCCATGCCCCAGAGTTACTTGAAATAAATATGGGTTCATCAAGTTCGTGTGGAATGAAGCTTAAATCTATTGTCCAGTTTCCAGCATCCTGTAGAACACCTGCAATTAAGTTTTTACGCGGGATCACTGTGCCGACGTTTTCTTTAACTCTTTCGCTTAGCTTTGCTCTCTTTCCTGTAGCTAGCCACTGTAGCGAAACGCCGGTATCAAGCGCGCAAGTGACAACAACATCTCCTGGAAAGTAACTGCGACGAATCCATGTACTTACCGTCCCCGATGAGATATCAAGCAAATCACAAAGTTGCTTTTGCATAGTAAAACCGTACGCATCAAGTATGCGTCGGAGTACAGGTTTACCACCATTCGCCATAACCTCTTCGTAAAGAGCTTTCCCAACGGGATTAGGCTTTGAAAAGGATACGAGGTTTGCTTTTTCAAGCTCGCCCGTAATCAGCCAATTTAGATCAGCCCCAGTATCAAGGGCGCACTGCACAATAGCGTTACCGGGAACCTGTCCGCGCTGCACCCAGCCTGCAACATTACTCTTAGCTATACCCAGATGTTCTGCTAACTCTTTCTGCATGCTAAAGCCATAAGCAGACAGCATTCTCTCTAAAACTTCCGCACCAACGGCATTTTCAATACGCATTGAGAACCTTAAATTTGATTTTCTTATTTACAGATAATAAAAACGGATCTAAAGTGTCAGCACACCACATGTAACACCATAGAACACGTTTAACTAACCGGAGATACTGCGTTATGCATACTGAAAATGCAAACGGCCAGAACGCATTTGACTTAGTGCAATCCAAAGACTTCATTGCAAGCGTGGCGGCTATTCTGATGCCTGCGCTAAGTGAAGCGGTAAACGAGGCAGTAGAGAAAGCTGTATCTCTTTCTACGTCACCCACCATGTCAAAGCAGGATTTTGCCTCCGCCAACTGTATCAGCATGTCTGTACTGGAAAAATGGATTGCCAATGGCGTTGTCCTTCTGGCACCAACACCCTCTGTTACCTATACCCAAGCTCGCAAGAACAAGAAGACGGGCGAGATTGTAGAAACCACCATGACCAAACATGGAAATCCACTTATCAACGTGGCTGCATGGCGTGAAAAAAACCGTCAACAGGCACTTAAATGTCGCTACATCAAACCTTAATTTGATTTTGCAAGTTTGAAAGGATTCCAACATGTTTGATTTTGAGCTTTCTTCACATCCACATTTTGATAATGCATGCCGTGATTTTGCTAACCGACACAACCTGGCAAAGCTGGCGGAAAGGGCAGGGATTAAACCGCAGACGCTGCGCAACAAGCTCAACCCGGAACAGTTCCACGAACTCACCGTTAAAGAAATGCTGTCGCTAATTGCCGTCACTGAGGATATGTCGCTGATGGATGGCGCGCTTTCTCAGCTTAACTGCCTGCCAGCAGTCGCTGTAAATGAGCTAGCCACTGAAAGCCTTCCCATTTACGTCATGAAGGCTACGTCTGAGATCGGTCAGCTTGCTGCCGGTGCAATATCTACTGAACGTATGACCGCGAGCTGCAAACGCGGCTTGCTGCAAAACGTGAATACAGGTATTCGCTGCCTGACATTAGCCGCTCTGGCTGTACAGGCACGTATCCAGGCAAATCCCACTATGGCATCGACGGTTGATGCTATCAGCGGGCTCGGCGCATCAATCGGTCTGAGCTGAGGTGGTTATGTCCTATTCAATTGCGCCTTTGCTTAAGCGCCAGAATCAGTCGCCATCTTTTGGACATGGCTGGATAGCAACTAAATCATGTAAGCGTTGGCACCCTTGCAACGATCAGCAGCAGTTGTTGCGTGAACTGTCCACCAGGCGCCAAAGAGTATTACAGCGCATCAAATGTTTTATCGGGGGTTAAATATGGCAAACGCCGCTCTCGCACTGACAGGTAAGAACGCACCGGCATCTTTTACCGAAATTCGTCTGGTACATGCCCGTGTAGATAAAGTTGAAAGGATGACTTTTGATGAGTTTCGGAAAAGCTGGCGACAGATGCGAGACAACAACAGCAATCCGGCTCTGAGATATTTTAATCGCCAGAATGACGAGTTTAAATTCTGTGTTTTAACACTGGCAAACCGAGAACAGCCGGGTACTTTTAAGCAAGACGAGATTGGCCGGCCGTTCGAGCATTTTGATGAAAAGCGCCGAGAGTTAATCATCATTGCCATGAACAAAATAGTGCGCTGGGGAAATATCCTGCCGCATCGGTTCTCAACTGCGGATTGTTTTCTGCCTGATTAAAAATCCCGTATCGAAATAATTGACGTAAACCCGTCGGGCATTCTTTTGCCCAAAACTGGAGAGATTTAAATGCGAAATATCGAAACCCATTATTACACCGCTGATGTGGAAGCAATGACCGCAATGCTGAATAAAGCCCGCAGTGAAGAACGCAGAGATCGTGCATTGGTTGTATCTGCACGCCTGGC